TTTATATTGACACGCTAAATGGTGCTGACGGCTTAGCATTTGTTGATGCAGACGGCTCAACAGAAAGAATGAGAATTTCTTCTACAGGTAATGTTGGTATAGCAGATACTAATCCAGCTTATCGTTTAGAATTACCAAACACAGGTGATACAACAGGACAAGTCAGAGCAAGTGGTTTTATAACATATTCAGATGGCAGATTAAAAACAAATCGTTCCGAATTAGATTATGGTCTTAATGTAGTAAAACAACTTCAACCTTTAAAATATTTCCATAAAGCATCTACCAAAGATGAAAATGGTGCTTATGTGCCTTTAGAAGAAGGCAATCAAGATATAGGATTTATAGCACAAGATGTATTATCTTTAATACCTGAAATAGTTGGTGTTCCTGAAAATGACGAAACAGATTTATATTCTTTAGATTATACAAAACTAACTCCTGTATTAGTAAAAGCAATCCAAGAACAACAAACTATAATAGAAGATTTAAAAACTAGAATAGAGGTCTTAGAAGCATGACAACTAAAATACCAGTAGAACTGTCAAGTACGCCAAGCATTGTAGACGGTGGAAATGCTACTGCTATTACTATTGATAGTAGCGAAAGAATTGGTATTGGTACTTCTAGTCCTGATTACAAATTAGTAACAAGAGATGCAACAACAAGTAATTATATTTCAGTCATTGGTGCAACAAATGGTAATGCTGGTATAGCTTTTGGTGATGACGATGCTAAATTAGATGGCGGTATTTTATTTAAAAACGACACAAAAGATTTAAGATTTTTTAAAGGTGGATTTACAGAAGCTATGAGAATTGCTTCTAGTGGTGAAGTTCTAATAGGTACAACTGGTTCTGGTGCTGCAGGCGCTCTTTATATCAATACAAGTGCTTCTAATTCTTCTGTAGGTGCTGTTAGACTGCAAACTTCAGATTATCAAGGTTCAAGTGATTTATCTACTACTGCTATATCTGTAGTTAAAAGTTCTAATAATACAACGACATCACAAACATTTATTAGATTTGGCATTAATAGTTTTTCAGCAGGTTCTGGACAAATAAATGCAAACGGTGCAAGTCAATGTGCCTTTGGTACTTTTTCTGACAGAACTTTAAAAGAAAATATTACAGATTTACCTACACAACTAGATAAAATTAAAACTCTAAGACCTGTTGAATTTGATTACATAGAATCACAAGGTGGTGGACATCAACTTGGTTTTATTGCTCAAGAAGTAGAAGAAATTTATCCTGACATGGTAGGTGAAACAGAAGGTAAAAAAACTCTAGCAGGTTTAGGTAAATGGGAAGCAAGACTTATAAAAGCAATCCAAGAACAACAAGCTATAATAGAAGATTTACAAACACAAATTAACGAGGTAAAAAATGGCAATTAACTATACATGGAATGTCAAAACTGTAGATGTTAAAGAAATAGATGGCAACGCTGATACTGTCTTTAATGTTCACTGGCGATTGAACGCTGAAGATGATGCTAATACTGTCAAAGATTTTTTAGGTAATGATGTACCTGTTTCTACGTCAGTATATGGTACACAGTCTTTAGATACTTCTGATTTATCAGACTTTACTGCTTTTGCAGATTTAACTGCAAGTGACGTACAAGGTTGGGTTGAAGCAGCTATGGGCGAAGAAGCAGTTACCAATATGAAAGCTGGTCTAGATGCTCAGATTGATGAGTTACTAAATCCTGTAGTGCAAACAAAAACAATCGGTGGTTAAAATAATATATAATTTCTAATTATGGCAGATACAAATACAACCAATTTATTATTAGTTAAACCAGAAGTAGGCGCAAGTACGAATACTTGGGGTGGCAAGATCAATACAAATCTTGATGCTGTCGATGGTATTTTTAATGGTGCTGGTAATGGTACGTCAGTAGGCCTGAACGTAGGATCTGGTAAAACTCTTACAGTTGGTGGCACATTAGATGTAAATGGCACGATTGATTGTGAAGGCGGAGCGATTGATAACACTACGATTGGTGCAAGCACGGCTTCTACAGGAGCTTTTACTACACTTAGTTCTTCTAGCACAGCAACATTAGCTAGTATTACTTGTGCTGGAACTTCTACTCTAACAACAGTAGATATTAATGGCGGTGCAATAGACGGCACAGCGATTGGCGCAAATTCTGCTAGTACAGTTGCAGCAACTACTGTAACTGCTTCATCACATATCAATACCACAGGCGGACAATTTCAGGTTAATGGTACAAATATTTTTGATTTAATATATCCAGTAGGATCAATTTATATAAATGCTAATACCTCTGCAAATCCAGCAACTTATTTAGGAATAGGAACATGGGTAAGGTATGGAGAAGGTAGAGTAATAGTAGGGCAAGATTCTGGAGACTCTCAATTTGATGTATTGAATGAAGAAGGCGGTTTTAAAACCCATACTTTAAGTGTTAGTGAATTACCAGCACACACACACACTATTAACTTTACTGCTCAAGGTGATGCTTTTGGTGGAACGCCTGCTATGAGTGTTCAGTCTGGTGGTCTTACCAAAACAACAAGCTCAACAGGTAGCGGTTCAGCTCATAACAATTTACAACCTTATATTGTTGCTTATGTTTGGAAAAGATCAGCTTAATTTTAGGTAAAGCCATGCCTTTGGTACAAATAACACCCCCAGCAGGAATAATAAAAAATGGTACAGACTATGCCAACAAAGGTCGTTTTGTTGATGGCGACTTAGTACGCTTTGAAAATGGTTATCTAAAACCTTTAGGTGGTTGGACATTTTTTAGATCTAATCCAGTTGGTACATTTTTTAGTGGCACAGTAACAACTGCTTCATCAAGTGCCAACATAACTGTTACTACAACAGTTACACACAGTTTATTAGTTGGCGATACGATTGTCTTAGAAGATTTTGCAGCTACAGGCGGTATTACTGCTAATCAAATCAACACTACTTTTACAGTAGCAACTGTGCCTTCAACCACGACATTTACTGTCGCTACAACTGGTACTGGTACATCTGCTGCAACCTCATCTGCATCAAGAGTTATTCAACCAGCAGTTCCAATAGGTATGTATTCTTATAAAACCAATAGTGGTGAAGAAGTCTTAGCTATTGGTACTAGAGCTGGAATAAATGTTTTATATAATAATGTTTGGTATGACATTACGCCTGCTGGTTTTGTTGGTGATGATGTTATTACTTCAACTGGTTATGGTGCTTTTCATTATGGCGTAGAAGATTGGGGAGATGCTAGAAGCACTTCTGGAATAAACTTTGATACCAAAAGTTTTTCGTTTGCTAACTGGGGTGAACACTTAATATTTTGTTTTGCAGGCGATGGCAAGATATATCAATGGCGACCTGATGCTGGTAGTGGCAGTCCAGATACGATAGCTACTGCAGTAACCAACGCACCTACTGGGTGTCAAGCAGTTATTGTCAGTAATGAAAGACATTTGATAGCTATAGGTTCTGGTGGTGATCCTCGAAAGATAGCTTGGTCTGATAGAGAAGATAATACTACTTGGACATCTTCTGCTAGAAATACTGCTGGTGATTTACAAATAGCTACAGGCGGTCAAGCAAATTACGCAGTCAAGTTTGGTAACGATATTATTATTTTTACCGATGTTGGTATAAACAAGCTGTACTACACAGGTAGTCCGTTTGTTTATGGCATACAAGATGCTGGAGTAAATTGTAAAGCAATCAGTCCAAGATCAATCATATCTTCTGGTGGCTTCTTATCGTGGATAAGTGAAAACTCTTTCTTTACTTATGATGGTAGAGTTAGAGAACTTAAATCAGATGTCCATGATTTTATCTTTGACAACTTACAACAAAACACTCAACAAGCTACCTTTGGCGCACACAACATTGACTACAACGAAATCTGGTGGTTTTTCCCAGTAGGAGATGTAGATCAACTAACGCCAAACAAATATATTATTTGGAACTATTTGGACAATGTTTGGTCTATTGGTTCATTAGATAGAGGTTGTTGGATAGATCAAGGTGTCTTTAACAATCCGATAGCTTGCGATTCTAGTGGCTTTGTTTATGAACACGACAAAAGAGCTTTATTTAATTCACCTGGATTGGGTACAAGAAAACCTTTTTGTCAAACAGGCCCATTGGAAATAGGTAATGGGGATCGTGTTGCACAAGTAAATCAAATCTTACCTGATGAAGAAACTACAACTTTACCAGCGATAACTTTAAGTTTTACTGGTCGTTTTACACCATTAGGTACAGAAACAGACTTTGGTAGTTTTTCTTTCAATGCTGATGGTTATACCGATGCTAGATTTTCTGCTAGACAAGTGCAGATGAAAATAGAAGGCGATGTCACGCAAGACTTTCAAGTTGGCAAGATTAGATTGGATGTGCAACCTAGAGGTCGTAGATAATGGACTTTGATGCTAAACCGCAATATATTCAAAGAGCAACAAACGTAAAACACTCTTTTGCAGCAACTACACAGCAAACTATTTATACTGCACCAAGCGGTGATGATTTTACCTTTGCTGTAATAGAAGGCATATTTGCTTGCGATCATGGCAACCAACAAACCAATTTAGACATATCAATAACTGATACCAGCTCTAACGAGTTTTTTATATTTAAACAACATAATATAGCTGCACATGGCACAGAAGAATTAGTAGTCAATGCAGGTCTTATTTTAACGCAAGGCGAGATTGTCAAAGCGCAAGTTAATCATGCAAATATAGATTTGGTTATTAGTATTATTGAATATGCAAAGGGTGATTAAAAAAGAAGATTGGGAACTACAATGGGATTATTGCAAGCAATTTATTGAGCCTGCTCTAAAACATCAAGATTCCTATACAATAGACGACATAGAAGATAAAATAAGACATGGATTTTTCCATCTGTGGCCAGGTAAGGAATCAGCTTTTATAACTGAGATTGTTACTTATCCACAGCACAAAGTAATGAATTTATTATTTTGTGGTGGCAAATACGAAGAACT